AAATGGGGTGAAGAAATAAACCCTCAATTACCAGCCTTAGAAAGGCGATGTACTTTTATCCACATGGAATAAAGAGTTAATTTTACGCATTCATGTTTTCTGAAAGCCAAGGGAGATATTAGCTTTAGAATGGCCCACCGCAGGTGAGTGGGCGCCGTGGCGGAGCCAAAGCCCACGTGGGCCCTTGGGCCCACCACGTGCGTAGCACGTGATAGGACGCGCGAAGCGCGTAAGTCAAACCATTCCACCACAGACTCTATAAATACCCGCGCTTACCGGTAACGGTGAGTAAGAAATGGCTCGTACTTTGCAAACACGCAAGCCTTCGTCCTCATCCAAGCCCATGGCGAAGAGGGGCCGTAGGCCCAGACGTCGCAGAGGACGCAAGTCCACGTCATTTACATCCAAGAAGGGAACTGGTTCCGTGATTGGTTACAAAACTCGTAAAGTTACAGGGCGTTCCTATCGGTCAATGTTATGGAGGGACACCACCATGAAGACTAAATTCAGGACGAACCTTGCATTCACTCAAGCGCATGCTGCGCCCGCCACGTCAGCTCAATTTAGTGTCGTACTATACGATGCCTTTGGAAATACTGCCAGTCCTTTTTGGACTCCTTCTGGCGGTACTCTTGTTAGTGATTTCGGGGGTGCTGTGCCTACATTTATCGGCGATATTATCGTCCGTGGCGGAAGCTTAGGTATTCGTGTTAGTAATCAAGCAGCAGACCTACAGCCGCTGGAGTGTAAGGTGTTTCTTCTAATGACGCCGAAGAAGACTTCCGTTGGAGCGGCAGTGCCGCCACCGGCCATTTCAAATCAACCCATAGGGTTCGATTTAAGCCAGTTGACGGATTTCAGTTCTATTTATGGTAGAGTTATTTACAGTCGTAGCGCATTAATTGAGAATGCCAACGTCGTTGAATTTGTGTACCGGATGCGTGTGCATAAGGTAGACCAGTTTGAATATTCTCAGACGGCTAAAAGGTTTTACTGGGTCGTATGTATCGGTGCGACCGAATCTTCGTCCGCACCTTCCGCGACAGTCACTCAGTACTGGAATGCATCTTTCGTTGGCGATGCCGTGTAATGTACGCTATACCGTAGCATGTGCGCTACCGTCAATGGCGCCCCCTTGTAATAAATTAATCGGGACCAGGGCAGCAACGGGGTTACTATTACCCCCGTTGCCCTGGACCCCGACTTGCTATAAAGTCTGTCCCTTACTATCGCATTCCTATGCCTCGTCTCAATAGCAAAGATAGGTTCTCTCATATTTGCTTTACATTCAACAACTATGTCGAAGAGACGGATGTCCCTAGGCTCACTGAGCTTTTCGAAAGAGAAGCCAAATACTATGTCTTCGGTAGAGAAGTCGGTGAATCAGGTACTCCTCACCTCCAGGGATACTGTTCATTTTCAGGACGGCATTCTTTCGAGCATGTTCGCAATCTCCTCGGCTCTGGGATCCATTTCGAAAGAGCAAAAGGTACTGCTCGACAAAATCGAAAGTATTGCACTAAGGCTGGACATTACATCGAGGGCGGTACACTTAATGAGGGACGAGTTAGACAGGATAAAGACGAACTTTCCAGAGAGTTCATCCAAGCCGTCGGAAGAGGAGACAAGGGAATTCTTGAATTCTCCGAAAGCAACCCGCATCTTTGGGTCCATCATGGATCTAACATGCTCAGAAACACTCTGGTCCTCAGAGCCCCCATCGAGCGGCCCAATATCCAAGTTCAATGGATTTACGGGCCGCCAGGGGTAGGTAAATCAAGGAAGGCCCATGAAGATCTGCCTGACGCTTACATTAAAGAGCCTAGGACTAAATGGTGGAATGGTTACCTCTGTCAGACTTCTGTAATAATAGATGATTTCGGGCCAAATGGTATTGATATAAACCATTTGCTTAGATGGTTTGACAGATATAAATGTTTAGTTGAGAATAAAGGAGGTATGGTAGCGCTTCACGCAGATACCTTCATAGTTACTTCGAATTTCCATCCTAGGGAAATATTTAAATGGGGTGAAGAAATAAACCCTCAATTACCAGCCTTAGAAAGGCGATGTACTTTTATCCACATGGAATAAAGAGTTAATTTTACGCATTCATGTTTTCTGAAAGCCAAGGGAGATATTA